AGTAGCTAACCCTACTTGAAGTATACATCCGCTGGTAGGAACTACTTGCGTTAATAATCCATTGTTTCCTAAATAAACGGGATTATTAATAGTGAAACTCCATGAAGGCTCAACTATTTCTCCTGCGGTAAGAATGGATACTGAACTGCCTGCCATTGCAGAATTTGTTGTCATTCCCAACACATGATAGGCTGAATCTTTATCCGCATAAGTAACTGTAGTAGTTGTAGCCATTGTTACTAATCTATGCCCACTTAATGTTATATCTGCTATCTTAGTAACGTAAGCAGAATCACTTCCCCCTGCTACGCTAACCACTCCTGCATCAATAATTGAAGAATCAGACATAGTAAATACTAAATGTCCTCCTCCATCAATCACAGCATTAGATACACCCACTCCTCTCTCCCCCGGCAATCCTGTATTTAAAGTAATAACAGAGGGAGGGGTTTGAGGAACGACGGTAACACTTATCTCTTCGGGAGGAGTAACCTCCACTGTAATTCCAGGTACTTCTGTAGCTACAGTAATTGTAGATGAAGATGAAGATGATGGAGGAATAACAGTAATATTTACCTCCTCTGGAGGAGTAACTACTACTGAAATTAAGTCACTCATTTATTCAGTCACCTCTGGAGAAACATACACCATCCCGTTAAGGATTCTTGTTGTAATATTTTCAGGAGAAGTTATAACTAAATCATAGGTAAATTTAGCAATATCCTTATATGTTAATGAAATGGCTGAATTTCCTTTGGTAATAGGTATAGCAGAAGTTTGCGCAGAAGTTAGACTCATTATAATTACATTATTTATAGGGTCTGATATGGTAACAGTAGGGGTAGCAACTATAGTTCCTCCTGCTCCAGTTCTTATCTGACTCTTAGCAGAATACCCAGATAAAGATGGTAGTCCAGTGAGTGTGATAGTAATAGACCAATCTGTACCTTGTTCAAGGCTTATGTCATAAGTTGCGGCAATCATAATATCCCCCTTTACTTATTGATAACCACAATAAGTATACCAAAATAACAAAAAAATAAAAAGGGGAGAAACGAATTTCTCCTCTTAATAATCCTTGTCTATGAATTTGTAAAAGGGGACGAACTCTGGAATGAATCTTTTCACGCTTCCCTCATCATCTACGTGTACAGTAAGGATTAATCCACCTACATGTGCGGAAAGTCTTTTACCCTTCATCCAAGGAGTTTGTCTTTGAAATGTCCCACACTCTAAAGCGTGGATATTCCTATAATAAGAGTACATTAATTTATGGTGATGCCCATTAATAAAAATGTTAGGCAAGTCACTAGCATCGAGAGCATCAATGAATTTTTGCAAAGTATAAGATAAAGCATACGAACTACCATCCAATCCATGATTTAATTCTATGGTACATTTAGGAGTGATATTCACTCTTGCATTAGCGAGTCCTAAATACTTCATATCTTTTCTCGCCACCGCAATTCTTTTACCAATATCTGCTCCAGCGGATTTTATTCCGGTATGGTCATGATTCCCTGTGATAAACTCTGTGACTATTCCATCTCTCTGAGGATAAACGTCTATAACGTAGTCTGCTTGGTCGTCAACTCCTAATATAAACAATTCATACTCATGTCCTTTTCTCATGTTAATTCCGTCCGTTAAATCTCCTATGTTTAGTACTCGGGAAATTCCTTCGCGCTCAAATATATCGTACATAGTGTTTAAATGAGTGAGTTGTTGATACTTAGAACAAAGATGAGTGTCTGAAACCAATCCTATACGGATTACTCTACTTCCATCCCAATGCCAATCAAAAGTGTCAGTAGATGGAACAATTACTTTACTAAGTTTGACGGTATCCCCATGTTCAAAAATATTAATTCCATTATCTACTAAGTCGGCAATAATGGATTTAATAAAATTGACAGATACCCCAAACTCTCTAGCTAATCCAATTATGCTACATTCCTTTTTTAGTGCATTATATATCTTAACATCTAAAGGTTTTTCGTCTAAAATAGGACGAATATTTTCTCCTGAGTGGTCGGATGCTACATCCTTTTCACTATAAAATCCTCCTGTAGTGAGTCGTCTGTGTTTCTTGAACTTCTTTCTTACAGTGTCATAATGAACTCCAAAATCATTTGCAATTTGGTTGTAGGTATATACTAACCCTTGAGAGTTTAACTTTTCTTTTTTTCTAAATGCTTCTTCAAACCAATCCAAACAAATTCCTCCATTCTACGTATAGTATATCATAAACCAATAAAAAAAGGAAGGCGTATCTGCCTTCCTCTACCAAGTAATTGCTGTAACTGCTTCTTTACTAGCGGCTAATCCTACTTGAGTTCTAAGTCCGTCAAACTTTTGAAATGCGGCAAAAGCGACATTTGAACCAGCAATTTGAGCATTTTCAAATTGCGTTAAAGTCAATACTTTAATTTCCTTGGTTGTGGGAGAAGTCCAAAGTCGGTAAGGAACGCAAGGAGTATCCCCCTTATTGTTCCCTCTCTTATCTAATATCTCTGCAGTTTTAAAGGCTTGAACGAAATCATTCTGACTACTTTCATCCGCATCAAATCCAAAACCGTCCTCAGTCCACACTATAGAAGTTCTTGCATTAACATATGCTGAATAAAGTTCGCTCATTTTATTCGCCTTTATTTCCGCTAAATCTTCTACAGGACTATTTCCAGCGGCTATCCATATTTTATATGCTTCATAATCCATATTTCCATCTGCCATAGGAATGATAGTTCCATCTGCAATTCTTATAACGAAATTATCTTTTATTTTATACACATTTATCTCTCTCCTTATAATTCCGCATCTAATCCAACAACGTATCCAGTAATGGAGGAGTTACCTGCCGCTGACATTGAAAAAAGAATATATGCTGTATTTAATCCCTCAGGAGTACAACTTGCAGCAGAAGCATTAGTATATGTGGGGGCTGTAATTACACTAGAAGATGCAATTACTCTTTTAGAAGTATGACTTACAGGTATACCATGAGAACCAGCCGCGGCGGCATAAGTTCTAACATGAAGGGTCAGTCTTTCATAATATCTTAAACATAAATTAATCATATGTGAAACAGGTAAAAATTCAAACGCAGTAGCAGTATATCCATCTTCTAATTGCACTCCTGTAATATAAAAGGAATCATCTGCTCCAGCAGTACCCACAGGAGTAAATCCAAACTGGACGGAAATCTCTGAAATATTTACTCCCAAAGTTACTGTCTGTGTGAATCTCTGCCAAGAAGTGGTAAGTATATTTGCCTTAGTGCTTGCAGTAGTCTGTCCTGTCCAAGTAGAAGCGGATAAAGATGACAATCCTTGGTCTACACCCGTTCCGGTTACTATAAAAGAATTTAATACCCCAGAAGATGAAGAAAAATTTGCCCCAGCTTTAGCATAAAATGATAATGTTACTGTTTTACCTTGAAGTGAATAACAGTTAGCACTCTCTATTATTTGTCCAAATAGTATAGAATTTGTTAATGCAGAAGCACTAGTTCTATTTAATTTAGCGCAACTACTATATCCTACTAAGTCAGATATAGCTACAACATTAACAGACCCTGCGGCAGAATTAGACATTAATGCCCACCATCTATCCAAACTTCCATAAGCGGCAGAACTTGATAATGCTTGGGTATTTCCTCTTTGCGCAATTTTCATATCTCCATTGATTATGCGGTTACGGTTAGTAGTAGGTAATGTTCCCATTGTAGGCATTACATCCCACACACTCCATGCCCCAGTATTATACTGACGGTTATATATTACTCCAGAAGTTAATCCTACAGCTTGTTGAACAACAAAGGTCTTTGATATGTTTGACATTACCGACAACAAGAAAGTATCAGTTGAATTGGGGGCATTGGATTGCCCTGTTGTACTAGTTACGTAGTATCCTCCAGTACTTTTTAAGTTAAAATCCCCTGTAAAAGAAGTAGTATTGGCTAATTTTTCTGCATCCAATTCTACTAAAGCATCTTGCACAGTATAGGAAGTAATATTACCAGATGGGGTGAATATAATTCCTTTAGCATTTCCTACATAATTATCCAGTATTCCATATTGTAGTGCTGTAATTGGAGAAACAAGAGTAGAGTCGAGAGTTGTAACAGTTGATACCCCTGCTGCGTATGCAATAGAAGCTACATAAGAGTAAACAAAGGCTCCATTGCAAGTAAGACGAAGGGGTTTTGCCGGAGTAAGTGTTCCCGTCCAATCTCCCGGTATTGTGAATGAATTAGCACTTACATAGGTATAAGATTGGTTTAAATCAATCCATGACGAAAAGTTCATAACAGCAGGAAGTTTTAAACTTCCATCTGCATTTAAAGAAACATTTAATCTATTTGTTAAATTAGACATACTTCCATATGCCGTTTTTATATCCCTTCCCATAGTGGAACTTAAGAAAGTTTCTCCCCACAGTATTCCATTGAATGTAAAATACGCATTTAAGTCAGTTCTATAACAAGTCTGTCCTGCTACAGCACTACCTGGAAAAGAAGTTCCACTAAAATTAGATTGTAAAGCAAGTTCATTGTTTCTACTATCTACCGCAGTTTGCAATATATTTGAACCCGAATTAGGTATAGTATTGACGAAGGTTTGCGCCAATTTAATTCCTCCTATTTATTAATGCGCCCAAAGAAATACTGATTAGCTTTTACTTGAGCCTTAAACATCTTACAGATATTAGTTGAGCGGTTAAAAATACTCCCGGTTGATTGATAATCCCATCCTAAACAATGAGGACATTTGCACAATAATTCGCAGTCCCGACATTCAGAATTACGTTCATTATGACAATACTGGAATGGAGTAATTCGTTCATTATTAATTCCGTTCCATACATCCCCGACTATCCAATCCTTTCCGGTATAGAATCGTAGACAGGGGTAAATTCCTCCATCTGGAGATATTGCTAACATGGAATTTCCGCATCCGCACCATCCAGATTTTCTATTAAAGTTGTCAGTGTTCAGCAGTTCATGGAATAGAGATACATTTGATGTTTCATAAACTCCAGAGTCTATGAGATAATCTGCCGCTAAAATTAATTGGTCATAATATATCGCGGCATCTTCATCCGTCCATTCAGCTTCATATATGAGATTGATAAAAATGTCGGTTAATTCCAGGTCAGTAAGGAACTTGATAGTTCTAAATAAATGAGGAAGTGTGTTCTGACTAACTGTAGACTTGGTTGTACACCAAGGGAAGTTTCTTCTCCACCATCCAAAGTTAGCCATAACAACATCCCATGAATCACATCTATTTATATTATGCACATCTCTAGGTCCATCTAAGGAAAGTCCTACACTCTTTTTGCACTTATCTTTTAATAAATATTTGCGCACTTTTTCATCGCCAAGTAAAGTCCCATTAGTAGTAATGAAGAATACTTGCTGACTTTTCCATGACTCCTTATGGGACTTTTGCAGAATATAGTCAGTAATTTGGTCAACTAAATCTATCTCCAGAAGGGGTTCCCCACCAATAAACTCCCAATAGATTTTACCGGAGTCTTTAAAATCAGGGGATAATAAATCTACTGCCCTTTTAGCTATGTCAAAGGGCATAGTTTTGTGGCATTTATTTTCTTCATAACAGTATGAACATCTAAGATTACATTCCTCAGTTACCATAAATGTTATAGTTTTAGTGCAAGGAAATTCATCAGCCATTAATGCTTTTTTATACGGCACTAAATCACCGCCCCATAATATGCGTGTATTACATCTCTAAATTCCTCAAAGGATATGTCGGAAACTCCTAAATCAAGTTCCAGTTTATTAATTAAATATCTAGATGCATCCAACTCCACGAATGATTTTTCGCAAAACTTCTTCGGAGGAAAATACCTATCTCCAGTAACAGATTCAAATAAATCGGGGTCAGGTTTGCATTGATAGCAAGGACAATGCTTGCAGAATAGTGCAAATTCTTCATGTTCCATTGGTATAGTTACTTCACTAGCAGTCAGCAAATCAGTGATGACATTTACTGCTACCTCTATACCTACATTATAATTGTCATATATTAAATTTGCAACCTTTTTTAACTCAGAATCATAAATACGGAAATCATCCACAGTTACATCTAAATCAATATTGTACTCTTTGCACCCAATTGCCTGAAGAACTTTAGTATAAACTTCTGAATCCTTACACTTTATAATCAAGTTTATTACTCCTTTCAAAATAAGACTTTGCAACTTTGGCTATAACTTTGGTTGCGCTACATGTTATCGGAGTGTTTTCAAAAATACTATTGTTAATTTTATACCTGACATATGGACATTCAAAGCACATAAGTCTTAATTCACAGTCAAGACACTCTTTACCTCTAGCATATCCAACGAATCTAAAAGGTTCAATCTTATCATCATCAATGGTCTTACCAAGAGGATACATTCTTTCTGCGGCAAATCCAGAACACGGATAAATGGTTCCATCTACGTCAATTCCTTTGTACAGCACTCCGCATCCGCATTGTGCTTGTTCTCCTATTAAAAGAGAGCTATAACGTTTGAACATACTAAATTCGGGAGGATTGTTCATTCCAAGAAGGTAGTCGGCAATCTGCTCTAACTGTCCTTCTAAGATAGCGCAGTGTTCATCCTTCCACGCAATTCCAGGGCCATGAGCAAACTCAATCTCAATATAGTTTCGACACTCAAGAACTTGGTACATATACTTAAAATTCTTGAATAAATCGACTATGGTTTCTGGTGTCATTGTTCCTCTAACTCTTTCTGCGGGAAATAACTTTCTCCACCACCAGAAATATTCCATTATAGTGTCAAAGGAATTACATCTATATTCATTATGGGTTTCGGGGCATCCATCTATAGAAATGACAATTTGCTTCTCCTCTTTGTCCCTTTCTATAAACTTGCGCACTTTTTCGTTACCGAATTGTGTTCCATTGGTGAAGAATAAAATTTGGTAAGGTCTTGTTTCCTTCTCATGGATAAAATCCGCTAATTCAATAACTTCATCAATTCTTAGGAAAGGCTCTCCACCAAAGAAGTAATATAGAACTTGCTCCCTTGCTGGAGGTAGGCTTAATAGATAAGTTAATGTTTCTTTTACCTTATCTACATCTACATGCTCTACTGAGTGGTCATCTTCAAAGCAATATTTACAACGCAAATTACACATTTTAGTAATAATAATTGCTATTGTTTCGTGCGACTTATAGCGGTTATACATCAAATCTTCTCCTATAAATAGCTTTACTTGCCTTACACCCAAACGAAGCATGCAAAATTCCCATCTGGTCATATATCCACGCCCAATAACAGAAGTAAGATAAGAACATACATTTGCCAAATACTTCACAAGACTCGCAAGATTTAGGATAGGGCAGTTCCCCCAGAGATTCCATTCTCGGCTCCCATTTAGATATATGGGAAATTCGCATACTTCCGGGGTCAAAAATACGGGAAACATATCCATCAACATGAAGGCGCAACTTGGGTCGCGTATGAGGTGTCTGGTGTCGCCCCAGAAATACTAAAACATCAATCGGGAGTTCTTCTATACAAGATACATCTTCACAATTCTGAGGGGTAATGACAGGGTATGTGTCGCATTTGATACCTAACTGCTTACACGTATTGTAAAATTCCTTCGTTCCTCTTAATCCTGCGTAAATATTATTAATAATATCCAGCTTATATTCCTTAATAACCGAAACTAAATCATTAAACTCATTAGGTCGCATAGGGCGGCATCTACAATTAATCTCATAATCAAAGCTATCCAAGGATACAAAAGGACGAATATTAATACGCAATAATTCCTCTATATGCTTCGGCAATAACAATCCATTAGTTTCCAACCATAACTGCTTATCTGTTTCTGACGCAATTTTTCTTATAGTATCCATACATAGGAGGGGTTCTCCACCATATAAAAACAATGAATCAAAATCCATACGGTGGAGAACTTCTTTAATATCGGAATATTTAGTGTCCGACTTACCCTTATTAAGATAACAATAAGTGCAACGCATATTACATCTATCTGTTAAGTGAATAGCTACTATGTTATTTTTCATCTGCACGTAACGCATTAACTAGGCTAAGACTCTTTTGCAACAACATTCTATCTATTGCGCGGCCTTCTTTAGAGGCTAATATCATTTCTATTTGCACTTGGAAAAGTAACAGGTTAATCTTTTCTGAGGTAGATAGATTAGAACTTAATAAATGATTATCAATCAAATCTCTGGCGACGGAAAAATTGTCAGGGTCATTGCTTGCTAATAACTCAGTAATTACCAAATATGAAAAGACAGGATATACTGCATTAATCATATTCATAATCTGCACTATTATAATTCCCTGTTCACGGCTAAGTTTATTATTAGCATCCAACATAATCGAAACAACTTTATAAATATATTGGTTGGAGATGTAGGAGTTTATTGCTGAAATATCAGACTCTACCAAGGAAGTTATAATAGATTGATATTCTTTTACTAAAGCAGGAGTGATTTGAGTAAGGATAACGATTAAATTATCCCTATTTACTTCAAGCGAAGCATCGTAGTAATTAATAAAATTTAATGCACTAAAAGTCAATTAAAATTCACCCCTTTAATGTGAACCTCCAGAATTAGTACCAGTACATGTCCCAGTGCAACTGGTGCAACTGGTGCAACCGGTGCAACCAGTGCAACTGGTGCAACTGGTGCAAGCATTAGTGCAACTGGTGCAACTGGTGCAAGCATTAGTGCAACTGGTGCAAAATCCGGTACAAGCGGCAGAGCATCCATGAGGAGAAAAAGCACCGGGGCTATAAGATTCATAAGTGTTTACTCTAAGACGTAATTCGTCTATATGCACTTCTTTAACTTCCGTATTACCTATTACAATAGTATCATCCGTAAAGTTAGAACTATTAATTGTTTTACAAGCAGTGCGTAAATCATCAATGTGCATTTTTTTAACAGGAGTTCCTATAGCAATAGTATCATTAAACCCACTTACGGCAACATTTCTGCGAGTTTCCTCTGCAACAATTGCTGAACGAAGTTCAGTAATGTGCTTCGGACTTACTTTTGTGCCACCACCTTTTTGAATTACAGAGTCAGTCCATTGAGTTGCCATACTATTTCATCTCCATATTATACATACATAGTGGCGCATGGAATCCAGCTAGAGTATGTTTCTTCAATTTCAGTTCCCGTAGTAGTAGGCCAAGCAGGGGTGTTAGTTCCAGAAGTTCCATATGCGGTATTAACATAAACATGTCCGTTGGCTGAAACAGGAATTACATAAGAGTTAAGACTATACCAAGTTGAGCTAGCCCAAGTAGTACATACTCCCTGTTCTGTCCATACTACAGTACCATCTGTTGTAGTTGAATTAGGAGTAGTAATAAAAACAGGTAAAGAGCTGTTAGAAGTTCCGGCTAAAGTACATTTGTATAGATGTCCACTTTGAACAATATATACACCTAACGTATATGCTGTGGAATTGGCTCTAGTGACATATGCACAATATTCCTGCCACATAACATTTCCAAATTGATACCAAATACGTTTCTTTGTATCAAAACACAGGTCTTGGTTCTTCACTGGATTTGAAGGAAAACTTGCCGCCCCCATCGAAATAGAGGGGGTTCCTAATTTAACATTCAACTTACCTGAGTCAAGAGCGGCTAAAGCATCCTGCACATTTACGGCGGTAATATTTCCAGTGGGAGTTACTTTAATTCCTTTCGAATCCTGCGTATACTTACTAGCCCATCCGTACTGAACATTAGTTATTCCCGCTGAATTTAATACAGCATCTCTAACAGTAACCGTTGTCACGGTGGAGTAGGATAAGGAAGTTACAAAGGTGTAAACTGTAACCCCATTAGTAGTTATCTTTAATGGCCTATTCACAGAGAAATATGTTCTTTTATCCCCCGCTGTAGTAAACTGAGTCGTATTAACATAGGTGTATGTTAATCCAGGGTCAACCCACTCGGTAGGGTTCTGGGCGGCGGATAATTTCAAACTACCGTCATCATTTAAAGCTACTTCAAGTCTAGCGGCAAGACTAGGCTGAGTTCCATACGCATCTATGACATCCTTACCTATAGTGGAAGTGGAAACATCTTCGTCCCATCCTGTATTAATCTGTCCATCAACAGCTACTCCAGTGAAAACATAAGTTATATTGTTAGTTGAACAGCACCACTTCTGCCCCTGAGTAGGGTTATTAGGAGGAGAACTTCCATAGAAAGTAGATTGTAAAAGGTTTTCGTTATTTCTACTATCCACAGCATTTGTCAACATTACTGTAGTATTACCGGGAATATATGTTTTAAAATCTGGCATTATATCAATCTCCTTTTAATATCCTTTACAAACTAAAATTACATTACCTGCAACAGCAGTACCACTGGTATTAAAACAGTGAACAGTTAATCCGGAAGAAGGGGTGGCATCCCATGAAATAGTAGCTGTTATAGCTGTACTTCCAACTACCTGAACAGAAACTTGCGTAGGTTGAGCATAAAATACTCCGCCAAAATCAACATGAGTTCCTGTGGCGGATACTGAAACGTTCTTACTGAACGTGACATCGGGAACATCATACTTTTGAAGTAGTTGTGTTATCATTGCCTTAACTGTACTACTCTCAAAAGCGGAATTTATTTGGTACTGAATATATCTAAAATTATATTGCGCGGGAGTATAGGTCATCCAATCAGTCCAAGTATCATCAATTACTGCGCTCGTTTTACTAAAACGCATTTGTATACCCACAGTACTGTTTGCCGTAACGTTTCCAAAAGCATCTAACGGGTATAATCCAAAAGTTCTTGTTCCATAAGAACCGAACATAGCTATAGCATCATGTAAACTAATGTTAAAGTCAAATACTACTCCTGTTAATCCAAGTTTTGAGGTGTCCACTATAGGGGATAAGTAATAGAAGGATAAATTAATGTTAGGCCAAACAGAGAATGGCAAATTGCCAAAAGTGTCATAATCCCCACATTGCACACAAAAAGGAACTATAAATCCTTGATTATTTGAAAGTTTAACTAGATTGGTTATAGTTCCATCCCCTAAATAAGCATCATCCCTAGTTAATATTATATTTTTATAGCTATCTGTTCCAACGACATCTACTATCACTGTTACATCATTCGTGCTATAATTTCCTCCATTATCCACCGCTTTTGCGCGAAATAATCTAGTTCCATCGGCAACAGCTGTATTTTGGATAGTAGCGGGCAGACTAGTAATAGAGCAAAGATATTGGGAATTACCCCATCCAGCAGACCCTGTAGCAGGGTCTACTCTTATCTCTATCCTATTAAAATCGGTATCAGAAGGAATACTACCATTAAAGGTGAATCCCCCCGGAACTTGTGCGACAATAAAATTAGAGTCTAAATCAGAGGGGTTATCGTCCTTTCCTAGTATTAAGATAGGGGAAGAAACTGCTCCATCTGACTTACATGCAATATTATTAACTACCCTAACTCTAACAAGATAATAAAGTCCAACTTTACAGTTAGTTAAACAAAATGAACTATTTGTAGTAGTTCCTGCGGAGTTCCATGTACTTCCGTCATCTATAGAATATTCTACCATAACATGGTCAAAAAATATATAGTCAGGTAAAGAATAAAATAAATTAACATTTGAAATTATCGTTCCATCTTTTTGAACATAATAATCCTGCGTGGAATTAATATTAGTTACTTCGGGAATTGTCCCAAAAGGATTGGATAATGTTGCATAGTTTACAGAGGTAGGAACTGAACCATATTCATCAGTATATAAACTTCCATTATATTCCCTGCAAGTTACCTCAATCATATCATCATCTGCTTCGGACATTTGCATTATGCGGAATAATTTATTCGTAAATTGACAGATATAATCTGTTATATCAATTACATCTCCAATGGCTCTACTTAACGCCCTGCGGTCGGTTTTAAATTTACAGTACATAGTGCATGTGTTTGCTTGATTAAGATAGAACCAAGCTAATCTACTAGCTTGCGAGAAATTAGTTACTCCGAATATTTCAACCTCTTTTATGAAAGGAAACTCTCTAAGCCAAGTTTTTGATTCAGCTTGCGCAGCAATTTGCGCCCATTCATATTTTGGGTCTACATATATTACATGCACTTTATCTGGAACTTCCTCAATAGGACTCCACCATAATTGTAATTCATCCATGCAATCGGGGTCATAAGACTGTGCAGAGCCTATAACTTCCTTTTCTATGCACATTCCATAAAGTCCATTTTGATATGTGGGGTAAGAGCAACACGCTCTCATCATATCAGTAATCCAATCTAAACGGGACTTTTTACTATCTAGTACATAATTAAGAGTATATCGTTTTGACTTTGTTGTGCTTCCTCCCGCATTATATACTAACTCATCACAATAAGTGGCGGCGTCAATGAAGGACTGAATATCTAATTGACTCCAATCTAATCCGCATCCATTGTCACAGGTTAAAAAATCGGCAATGCACCAAGCAGGGTTATTACTCCATCTTATAGTATAGGCAGTAGGACTAGTATAAACTCTAACTAATCTTCCTTGTACAATAGCAGTAACGTTATAACTATCACTAATCATATTAGTGGCTTCTACACCTACAGCTATATATGCTTCCCATTTTAATCCGCCAACTTCACAGGCTTGTACTACAGGGTCACCCATAACTTTAACTGTTTTATACCCCGCATAAGTTGTTGGATTACCATTTTTACCATTATCAGCAACAGTTACCCATACTTTAGTTGTGGTCTGTCCTGAGATAATAGCATCAATAGCTTCACTTCCATCCCCAACGTGTCCTCTCCACCAAGCACCTTTAATCATATCGGAAGTTTTTGTCACCTGTAAAGACACTGGAGAGTTATAACAACTTTTGGCCACAATTGGTATTAAGTTTGCGGCATCAAAAGTGTTCCCCGGTATTTCTACTTCCCATCCACCACCATAAGACTCTATTTCTGCACCAACATCTTCAAAAGACTTTTCATTTCCTCCTGTCCCATTTCCCTCTCCGTCATCATGGTCAGGAATAGCACCTTCCACCTGTATATCAGTTCCGTTTGCATGTAAAGTAATGATATTATTTTTATCTATACTAACACAGGAATCTGGATAAACATTATTCCATATAGTTAAAGCGGTGACATTACCATCAATAGGAACATCATTAATACGGACATCGCTAAATCCCTGAATAGGGCCATCGCCAAAACTAACTAATTTATACTGCCATGTTTTATCATCATTAATTTTGCTCCAAATCATATTTCCGGCAGATTTTACGGTTCCGTACACTAAAGGTATAGGTAAGGTATTGGATATGGCAGTTCTCAACGAACCACTATATGTTGGGCTTTGGGTATCATCGTCCTGTCCAAAAAGCAAACTCATTAATAAACTTCCAGCAAAACTAAAGAAGAAACTCATTGCGGCTCCTGCCATTCCATCTATACCCCCTTTCAATCCTATTTTTATATAATATAGTTCGCGAAATTTCTGTTCCGCACTCTAAACAATGAAGCATTTTTCCATCGCCTAAATACAAGGAAACGTGATATAATCCTCTAGGCATTTTCATTGTTAAAAAATCCCCTGGCTGTATATCATCTAAAGGTATTCTATCACAATGTTTATCAAGTTCGCTGAGCATATATTCTCGCAAATCTACACCCTCGGGCCAATCAAAACGGTACCCCTTTTCATCGGGAAATGCACTATACATCGGGGCAAGACACCCCAATGCTTTTCCATTTTCATCATACTTTTGATATTTACTTCCCACAAGTTTAAATAACTCCTCGAAGTTAGTCATTATTTAACTACCATCTCTCTAGGGACAGAAGGATGTCCTCCAAAGTTTATAACATTTTGAAGTGCTAAACATCTAGTTAAAGTACGGTCACAGGTAGTTTCACTTCCGGTATATCCACATCTAAAACTCTTAAATACCCACTGACATCCTACATCATAGGTATAATTTGGACCATCCTCGTTAAAGTCAACAACACTACGTTTGATGTCCCAGCCAAATTGACTTGCAGTCATCTGAATATTATTCATCACTCCGCTAAATAAAACAATAGGAGCTTCATTAGGATAGTCTAGAAAATACTGCAAAAGTACGCAGGGACGGTTATTCATAATGTTTCCACAATTAGCGAAAACAGCCGCCCATAACTGCCACTTATTAGATATTTTAACATTACACTTTTCTACTTGTCCATCTATAGAAGTATCTATTGAACCTCGCGTAATATCCGCCGCGAAATAAATTCGGTTAGCATAATTAGAATCTATACAAGTATCAGGAATAATTAAATTATCAGTATCATTCGCCACAAATCTAAATACAACGTAATTATTTTCTACTACAATATTCATTCCTACGGATTGATATTGCCCTTCTATAATAGATAAAGCATTTCCTGCGGCGGCTACATCATCATAATTTAAGCGAACTTCTAATAACATTCTGGTACTTAATTCATTTCCTTCTAGTCCCGTTAAAATACCTGAGGGTATATTTCTTGGCACATTTATTCCTCCTTAACTATTAGTATTTACTTGTACAATAGGCACTTTAAAGGTTGCATAGCCCATTTCTAACATTTGATAATCAAGTTTATCCGTATCAAAACGAACAGTATATGTGTTTCCATCCCCGCCTGTATCCATTCCATCTACAGTTCTAAACCAAGTCCATCTAAATGCGCGTTTTCTTCCTTTTTGGCGCACAAAAAATGCGTCAATCTGGCGGAAATTATCGGGAGTTTTAGCAAACTCCAATACCCAAGAACGTCTAGGAGTAGTCCATTGGTCGCGTCTTTGTTCATTTCCTGAGAAATGCTCATCTATTACGGTCTTAAACTCAGTAGTTGCGCTGTAAGCGTATAAACACTTACAGCCGCACACTACAGGAGTAGCTATAGAACTGGAAGGGTTGAAATATAGGTTAATGGAAGTGTCTAACGTATCCATTACCGCCACATTACATTACCGCCCTTCTCATAATTGTTCTTGTTGAAGGTTCCGTCTGCATACTTTCAAGCATCATTCTCTTGAATTTAGGCCACTGTTCCATGAATATCTTCTGATTTTGAGCGGGGTCAACGCTATGGAACGTTGGATTCATTGATATATTGTAAGAGTTGCTATACATTCCACCACTTGTAGTAGAAGGCCCACCTACACTTCCTCCGCGAGCGAATTTAGCGACAGGAATTTTTCCTTCATTCATTGCATGTAGGTTGTTTACACCTATCTTTTTAACTGCTGATGCTCTCAGCACATACTCTCCTTTTGAAAGCATTGAAGGAATACTATCAGAGGTTTCGGTACCGGGACCATCAATATATCCTCCACTAGCAAATCCTCCTAATCCAGATGAAGCGGCTAAAGTGGCTAAAGTAACGGCGGCCTTCATTGCATTCATAGCTAATTGGTTTAGTGCAGTTGTTACAGTAGTTTGTTGAATATTGGCAACTTCTTTAGTTGCCCCATCTAAATTCTGTTTTAAAGAATCTGACGCACTTTTAACGTTAGGAGCGAGTTTATGAGCAAGTTCATTTCCACTCTTATTAGCATCTGCCCCTAATGTTTTTACATTTTTTGTGGCAGGTTGCATAGCAGAGTTCATCTTATTAATTCCCGCTGTTACTTTAGTAGTAGCAGAAGCTAATTGATTCATTTGAGCGGTGGGAACTTTCTGAGTAATCATTGCTCCCTGCCCACCCATTCCTCCAGAAAACTTACTAGGTTCCGGCATAGACTTCTGGTTACCGCTCAACTTGCTGGCAATGTCGTTCTTTCCGTTAAGCCCCAATCCCTTAAATAGTTGGTCAAGGAAGTTATCAATAAGTTTCTTTACAATGCTTTGAAGAATTGCCTTAAAGAAATCTTTAAAAGCATCTTTCATCTTCTTCTTACCACCTTGTAGGTCTTGGAAGAAAGCGTCAAATCCACTGGTTAAAGCATCTTTCATGTCCTGTTGAGTCTGAGAAATTTCAACATTTAATTGTCCTACATTATTGTAGCACTCAGCTAATTTTTCTTTCCATTCCTCAGTTAGACCAGGAAGTTTACTAATCATATCGAGAATACTGCGTTCTTGTTGCGCAATATTTTTATCTAGCAGTACAATCTGGTCTTTCTGTTGACGGTCAGATAAGTTTGTGTCGTTTTTAATATGTTGAGTTTGAATGGCTCTTTGAGTTTCTAAGTGCTGATATTGGGCCATTAAACCGTCATAATTTGCTTTAGTTTTTCCTAGATTGTTTAGCTGTTCATATATGCTAAGCGTTCTTTGAAGTTCGGCAATATTATCTTGCGCGTCTTTTTTCTGTTCATCTGTCATAGTCTTTTCAGCGTTATGGTAATGTTCAGTAGCACTTCCTATTGCAGTTGTAGTTTCTAGTATCTTATCTTCATATTTTAGCCTATTAGCTAATGCTTCTGACTCTCCTGTTTTTCCTTGTTCCTGTAATAATTCAACTTGTAGTTGATCGGTGGCATCCTTCAAGTTCTTTAATGCGTCAGTATAGTCATCAGTTATTTTCTTTAATGCCTGAGTTCCTTCAATATTCTTTTGAATTAACTCAGAGTCAATTCTATTGATTTCTTTCTTGGCATTTAAATGGTCATTTCCTGTTGTAGAGTTATACTTTTCTAAAGCAAGCAGTTTCTGTTTCTCCAACATTCCCATTTCCATTGCATTAATTTTTCTTTGATTTTCAGCTAATTTAAAATAATACTCGGCATCATCTATTAAGTGTTTATTGTGTAATCTCTCCAAGTCATCATTTTCCGCTTTTATTACTGCAATTTTTGCTCTTACTGTATCTTCTTCTTCCTCTAATGCTTCTTTGTAAGCGGTATTTTCGGCAGAGTGTGCTCCTTTACCTTCTTCTCCACTAGTGTTACCACTTATAGGAGTCATTCCACTTAAATCTACTTTAGGATTGGTAATATCCCCGCTACCTAATCCCAATGCTTTAAAAGAGAAAGTATCCTTAATAGAATTTCCTAATCCAATAAAAGATGATTTTAACTTATCTACATCCTTACTGGCTTGAACATTATTATTGTGTATACGTTTATATGCTCCATTAATACTATCTTCCCATATTTTAACATTAGACTCCCAATCGGAAGTATCAATATTAGTGCGGAATAAAGTATTAATTCCCTTGGCTATTTTCACTAACCATCCTAAAATAAATTGCGAAGTTCTTCCAATAGCAATTCCCAATTCATCAAAAGCATTAGAAACTTTCTGCTTCATCCAATCAAAGGCCGAAGATACTATATTCATGCAATCCTTTGAGTTCATGATAAATAGAGAAATAACTGCAATAGTAGCTAATATTGCCGCAATAATAGTGGCATAAGGTAAAGCGGCAACTAACATAGCGGCGGCTGTTTCCAACGTTGATAACTTAACTACATCTTGAACAAGTAAATACGCCGCTTGAGCCGCAGTAGCACTTCTTATGATAACAATAGCGGCTTTTAAGTTACTTAAAAAAGACGTAAAAGCACTAACTATGTCTGTTATTTTAGTAGCGGCCCATACAGAGAAGAACAATATAGAAAGTCCGGTGGCAATAGCTAAGTAATTATCTAATAATTGAAATACTCTAGCTAATCCTTCTAAAGTTAAAGCAATTCCTTTAATACTTACTGCTATCGCAGGACTAAATACCTTTCCAATAGTGGCTCCGGTATCCCAAAGAAGTTTTATTCCAGAAGAAAAAGCATCCCATAATCCTTTAAGAACAGGAAGTAATGCAATTACATTAGCTTTAAGTCTTTCCCACACATTTACTGCAACTTCTGCCGCCTGTTTCCAAACAGCAATAATGTTTTCATTTAATCCTTCATAATTTTCAATCTCGCCCTTTTTATGAGTAACATTGCCTTTATCATCTTTTACATCTTCTTTATAACGTTTTAATTTGAAGAACAGGTTATCTAACTCTGACCCTTCATTTTTGATATATTGGTACAGTCCTGCGAATCCTGCGGCTTGTGTCTGCTGTAGTCCGTCTAAGAAGTTACTCCAGATTCCAAGCAGGCTGTTTGCGGATTCTTGTGTGGCTATTTGATAACCCTTCATCTTATCTACTAAATATTTATAAACTCCGCCAACTTTGTCTTTAGCAGCTTGAATGTCTTTAGCACTAATATTTAATGCAGCAGCTAACATGCTTCTTTCTCCAGTACCAGTAGCTCCTCCCATAAGAACGCTTCTTACTTCTCTGGCTAACTGAGCCTGTTGCATACCTAAAGTCTTTCCTGCTTCAACAGCCATTAAAGTAAACTGTTCAGTTTCCTTAATAGTCATTCCTAATTTAGCGGCAGGAGCAAGAGATTCTTGGAATGATAACATTAATTCTTGAACTGTAGAATGAGATGTAATCGCCATCTGTTTCATGTCGAACAGAATTTGATTAGCCATTTTTATAGAATTAACAAACGGTATTTCCTGACCATCTTTTTGAAAGGTAGAGGTAATAACGGCAGCAATTCCGTACATCTCAGTTTCCATTTGACGAGCAAACTGTATTCCTGGGGTAAATATTTCTGCAACTTCTCTTGCCGCAAATTCTAAGAATGAGCGAATAATATATGTGTGTATTGCAAATTGCTTAAATGACTCCATCCAAGAGTTAGTATGATTACGGTTTTCGTCTAATAATCTAGGAATTTGACGAAGGTTAGTTGAACCTCTTCTAAAAGATTCATCCATATTACTTCCTAGTTTATGCATACCCTCAGCAAATAATTTAAGATGTCTTTCTTGTTGCGACATCATAGCATTTAGTGATTTATCAAGTTGTGTGGTGCTAGTAGTAATGTTACTGTTTACGTTCCTAATATACTTTCCTAAATCCCCAAGAGTAGTAAGTTTTGCTCCTTTTTGTATTGACCCTTGAAGTCTATCCATAACGTACATAGACTCTAATGCAGATTCTTCAATTGTGCCTTTCATTGTCTTTACTTCTAGCGCAATTTGGTCAAAACTACTGCCCATATTGGAGGCATTTTTCTTAACGCCGGACTCTAAGTTGTCCATAGAACTTTGCATATTTTTAAGCATTTCTGTAGCATCTTTTAATGCACTTTTAAGACCACTTATGTCGGCATTTAAACTAACAAGTAACTCTCCATTGTCTACACTGGGCATATACTCACCACCTTTTAATCATAATAGAAAAGGAAGAAGATTAGCTTTTTCCTGCCCATGCCAATGCTTCTTCTAACGTTAACTTCCGTATTGTTTTAGAGGGCAGTTCCGCCTGTTCTGCGTCCTCTGGATTTGCTGTGTTCAAGTTATTATGAACTTCTAATAGCGCGAATAATTTGCGCGGAATCGTTTTCCAGAACTCGCGCTCCTCCATACATAGGACTACTGTGCCTATATAATATAAATTAGGCCAATCCCATCCCCCGTTTTCTCTATCGGGGGAATTTAGTTTCCCCCTTCATCCCCAGTAACCTCTTTAGATTCTGGTAAAGCAGAAGAAATAGCTTTTGATAAAGCATCGGCAATCATCTCAATATCGTTAATTCCTACAAGACTGCCTACTTTCTTAGGAGTCAAAGTTTCATCTTCATGGACTAATCCCGCCCAAAGAATAGCAATAACTGCTTTCAATTTCCCTGCTTCTAACAATCTCATAGCTTCTTCAATAGTACCAAACTGTTCTTCCAACTCCGCAAAAGCGTTTAAATCATATACTATAGTTCTAACTTTATCTAAAGTGATAGTCACTTTTTCTGCTCTGATTTTACGCAGTTCCTTACTTGCCATTAATAAATTACCTCCAATATATTTTATAATCACTTTTAATAATACCATACTTTTGCGCAAATTGCAACAAAAAAATAAGGGCGGAATATTCCGCCCTTATTATTAGGATATAGCAGTTGCAGTTTCATTGATAACAATGTCGAACCATGAGTTATTTGATACGCAAGGAACGGCTAATCCCTTAACTTTCATAACTCCAAAGTTTCCACTAGCGTCATTAATTTCTACAGCAGGCAAGTCGGTTGCTTTAACCTTATATAGAATAACATGAGCGTCTGCGTTATCAATTCCGGTATATGTCCATCTTCCTTCTATTTTCCAATAGGGGGGAGCGGTGTTGGTTGATACTAGGCTATAACGAACTATTTGGTTAGGGCTAGTACCGGTTGTACCATAAGACCCTCCGCAGAATATTGGATAAGCGTCCATTACGAACTCACCGAACTCGACCTCTACTTCAACTTCTAACGTTCTTTGATAAACGTCAAGTAGAACACTATCTCCGTGTAACTTCTTAGTTTCAGTTTTAGGTGCAACCTGAAGTTTAGTAATAGCGGCTAAGTCAACAGAAGTTCCGTAAGTGGGTGAGCCTGTGGTATCAGTTAACAACTTGGAAATCTTTGTGTCTGAAAGTTCAATTAATCTGATATTATTAATTCCAGCTAATGCCATTTAAAATTCCTCCTTATAAATTAATAGTTTACGCGGTATACTGAACAAGTAACCGAAGTTGTATAACTATGGGTAACTGTAACAAGGTTGTTCGCGTCATTGAAACGGTTGGTTGGGAACGGCCCAATAAGCTGAGTTGTTCCACTAGCAACAGTCACAGTAATTGGATGGTTAACACCTTGGTTACAAGGTACTGCGGAAACAATAGTAACGGTGTCTGAAGATGCTCCACCATTAATTACTTGTATAACAGTATGACCATCATTGGCGAAGGTATCAGAAGCACTTACTGCGGTGGCTCCCAGCAAACTTCCATTATAGTTTAGAGTTTGGACTGTTAAAAGTGCCATTTATTTATCCTCCTTTTAATAATCTCTATCCGTAATAATTCGGATATTAAAGACGAACTCATCTCTGTTAGCTTCGTCTTTACCTAAGTGAATAGGGGGTTGCATGGCTTTTATAAGCATACTTCTTCCTCTAGGGGAAACAATTAATTCCTTATCTCCGCGGTCAAGTAAGTTAAAAATAGCATTTATTTTTGTATATCCACCTATAAATGATACATCTCTTACGTAAATTTGAAAAGTGGGTTTTATATCTTTTATCCTCTGAGATTGAGTATAGCCACCAGTAGGAGTAATAACAACAAGGTTATCAATGTCTTTTCTTATTGAACCTATGATAATATCTTTACCCAAAATTCCTACTCCATATTGTTGAAGATATTCTCCTAAATCATCAAATACCAATATTACTACCTCCCTTGGAATCTAACTGTTTCATCTAAAATTACTGCGGTTCCTTTACTTACTATAGGAGTTAATACGCTGACTACCTCTCCTCTATAATCATCCTTATAAGCCTTGTAAGGCGTTTCTAAAAACTTCCATTGACCTTCTTTATGCGGAAATTGCTTTTCATGCTGAATTATAGCGTAGTTAAAATTTCCTCCGGTAATAATGTTGGTATTAAAAACCACATCAAAACGTCTGTGGCTTAAACTAACGTGGTTGGGTCGAACGAATCCCGAACTTCTTAATGTTCCAGTTTCCTTAGGGGCAAGTTCTACTGCCTTAGCTAATAAATCGGTGGCACATCTTTCTAGTTCGGCATCTACGGCATCACGAATATTATTCATTAAAGATTCTATTCCCGCCATAATATCACCCACAACTCAAAGTATCAGCACGAACTATAGAGTATCTCGCTATAATACCAGGAAGCTCAACTCTGGACTGTTCTCCAAATATAACCCATCTAATCCAGTTTCCGTACTCATTGATAATATCCACAGCATCACCCATAACAACTTCGTACCCACTTAATACAACGTCCCTCACAACTAGTTTAAGAATAGCTTCTACTCTTTTGCTGGATTTAGTGTCATTTCTATCTAAGTCGGGAGTCAAGTTTTGTTGTAATTCTAAACATCCATAAACGGGAAACGCCGCATATTCATTATAAGTGAATGTTGATTCTCCATACCTGTTTAATTCCGGTGTTCTACTAGCTAAAGGAATATACTTCATAGAATTGGACATAGCAAAAACAGAAGAAATTCCATCAGTGATTGAACTTATTTCTGCTTGTGAGAGTGTTTGCAATTGCATATACCCAACTCCTTATAAAGTAGTAAAATTCGCAGTAGAATAAGTGTTGATATTATACCCACAGTATACGAAGGTCACGTAGTACAATTTGTTGGTTGTTAGTCCAGTGACTCTGTACTGCAAACGGCGCATATCTGTTAGTTGAATATTAAGAACAACACTAGGGTCGTTCTCAGTCAACACAGGGTCATTGTAGGGGTCATAAATAGGGGAAGTGCTTACTAGCAATTTATAGTATCCAAAAGTCCCTAAAGATAGATCAAAAGGTAGCCAATCGAGATTGGCCGTAGAAGAAGTAATTCCAGAAACGGTTACTCCTATATTTACCTGTTGTTGTGCTAGTTGGTGATTTCTCATAGTATAATCTCTGGAACGCACCGTTACTTCTCTAATTTTAACGGGCTGTTGAAGTTTATCAATTTCCGTTTGAGCGAGAGTAATGAGTTTAAAATAATGGTCAAATCTCTTTGTCTTAATTATCTTAGTAAATTCAGTTTCTAAGTCTAAATCTGCCGCTACAGAAGTAGCTAATCGCCAGTAGACTTCTTTCTTAGCTAACAATATTAACAATGCCTCATACTCAGGAGGAAGAGATAATACGGTATATTCAAGTTCCTTACATGTCTGTCCTACAATAGTAGGCAGGTCATCAATAACTTGCATATAACAAGGGTCAGAAGCTAACAAAGGCGTATTTATACTATTGGCTATATAAGCGGCTAATGAACTAATATCCGCCAAGGTTAATCACACCCTCTTGGTTTATAGAACACTTAACAGTCCCATAGACTGTAACCATTCTTTTAATCCTTGCGTTACAGTTAAAGTTTCATCTTTTTTAAGTTCATACCACCTATCTCCATGATAGAAAGTAGAATCCTGTGCAATTCTGACTTTAACTTTCTTATCTTTGACTGAGGAATCATCTATCTCAATTACACTTTCCTCGCTCTTAATTTCCGCGTTTTCTACTTTTACCTCTTCTAAATTAATTTGAACGCTATCATTTTTCGCCATTTGTTTTTATCCTCCTAATATTGTTAAAAAGGTTGAAGGCAAAAAGATTACCTTCAACCTTCTAGGTTAATTATTTATAGATGAAAAATAGGGTATTAGCCGACTGATTTGTAACATAGGTGATAGTTTGATTATCTGCTCCTATGGTATAATCAGTTGTAAGGGCTAACAATGTCTTAGTGGCGGGTGCGCCAGTAGCAGTTACAAAAGCTAGTACAGCTATCAGAGAACTAATTTTGTTTACTAACACTTGAACTCCAGCAGACACACCAGGAGTTGTATTAACGGAAGTTGGTGCGGCTGTTAATCCTGTGCATGTTCCATTGGCTATAGCAATGTTTAACGTTGTATCATTAGCTCTAAATGGGGCAACACAAGTTAGAACAACGGTATTAGTTGAAGTGGTAACTGTAAACAATGCAGTTATGGTAGCATCAGCCTGTAATACTGCGGCAATTTTACCCGCAACTTGAGTTGCGGTATCTGCGGCGGCAACAGGAACTTGGTAAACTTTTGGAGAAATGAATAATCCATTGTAGGGGTTAGCTAATGTTACAGTAACGGTCGCATTTCCGGCATTAACAACAGTTCCAACAACAGTAGCGGTATTAACCTGTGCTGTTCCTGCTCCGTTGGCTTTTCCGGCGTACCCTTCAACAATTGCATGTTGACTGCATTTAGCTGATACCTGTTGAGGGATATTCTTACAGTAAAAAACTTCTTCTGTTGAAATAAAAGGCATCTAAATCACACTCCTTACGCAGTTTCTACAATAACGGCACGTTCAGCGTGAAGAATACCAGAACCCCAAATGGCGTACCATCCAAGTTGATGTTCACGACCAAAGTCAATGACTCCGTTATCACGTAGTTCTACAGGTAGTCCAACGGCATATCCAAAGTAATCTTCTCCCATAACAACTGCTTGGAATACGTTGGCTCCTGAGAAACCTGCTCCAGCAAGAGCGACTTTGTATCCAGGGTCAGAAGTAGCGGCGGCTCCGTTGCTCATTAAAGTTGTTTCAATGAAACGAACATCGTCAATACGTCCAATTTCTCCTGTGAAAAGCTGTTCTGGTTGACCGTATTTGCTTGCTTCAACCCACGCAGGGTCATCGCGAAGGGTACGGCTCTGGTGAGGATGACAGAAAGCAACGTAATAACTTCCACCGAATTTGGGTGCGTTGTTAGTAGCTAAAATTTCAACTGCGTCCTTAATGGTAGCAACTGAAAGAATATTAGAACCAGCAACAATCTGGTTTCTTGCCCCAATTTTAGCGGAAGATGCGTTAGCACGACCATAAATTGTTGAAGTAGTGTAAGGGCCAGTAGTTCCTCCAGCAATACACACATCACGTAGTTGGCAGTCAAGTGTAAGAGCCATATCGCGACCTAAAAGAGTAGTGGCATCAGCCATAACGTCCGTGAAGGATTCACGTAGGGCTAATTCAGTAACAGCAATAGCGTTACCTTGTTCGCCAATAGTAATGGATTTCATGCTTGAACTTAGAGCCTGAGTCTGCATACGCACACCTTCAGTTAATGCTCCGCCCATAGCCAGGTTGTTGTAGGTCATCATTTGAATTGTTAGACCGGGTTGAACTCCTAATTCAGTTTTGATTTTGGCAAACTGAAGGAATTTCATAATCGGCATAGCGTAGAACTCAATTTCTTTACTGTATACAGCACGAACGTTGTTGGTCAACTGAACGGCAGTACCACCAGATAAAGCACCAGTATTAACTACTGTATTAATATAGTTAGCCATTTATTTAATTCACTCCTTGTTAGGTTTTATCTTTTCTTTCCAATACCTAATTCGACGCGCATTTTTTCCCAATGCTTACGACCTTCTGGAGTAGAAATGTCCATATCGCGGAAATCTTCCGGTTTAGCATCTCTAAAAATCTTCTCGGAGTCATTGAGGTTTACATTGGGTAAAGGAATTTTATTATCAGGTTTCTTCTCTTCTTCTTTCTTTTCAGAGGTTTCTTCCTTCTTCTCATCTTCCTTCGTAACGCCGCCAAACTTAGCACTAATCTTTTCAAATAGTGCTTTGGCTTTAACTACAGAAGCGTCTATCTCTTCCTTAGTTGAGCCAGATACTAAATCAACTACAGACTCATCGAGTCCAGCAGATTTTTCTTTGCGGTAACTTTCAAGAGCAATTCTAGAAATCTCAGCATCTTTATCCGCGAGTTGTTTTTCTAGTTCAGCCACTTTCTTTTCTAGTTCCTTTTGTTCTTTAGATGTTTCCACATGCTTACCCTCTTTCTCTTCTAAATCGGCAATTTTCTTTTCCAATTCGGCAATCTTGACTTCCTTGGATTTTATATCGTCATCCTTTTCAGAACCAGAAAGTAGCAATGCGTTCATTTTTTCAGTTTTAATTGTTAACTCGCCTTTTAATTTCTCAATCTCAGGGTAGAGTTTATTCTTTTCATCCTGTCTTGCTTTCGCAATTAAGGCTTCAAAGTCAATTTGTGAACCTGTCGTATTTGTGTTCTGGTTTGTTTCTGTGTTCTGATTTACATTATCATTGTCAGGCATTTGTGTTTATCCTCCAAATTAATTGAGATTATCTATTCCAACCAGGCTGAGGAGTCTGAACGGGTTTCCAAAAGTCATTGTACTGTCCATTTTCACGGTATACATCGGCCCCGCCTTTTTTAACTTTTTCAGACATTCCCATTTTGCTTTTAATTTCAGCAAGAGTATCATTACCTGTACCTTGGAATAATTCTCCAGTGTTTTCATCGTTACTAGCCATTGAGGTATCACTCCTTAAATTAAAATTTAGGTTACTTATTACAAAACCATAAATTTTTTGCTCGATTTTTATTGTAGGATAAAAACCGCATTTAAACAAGTAACCTAATTGAAAAACTTTAATTTATTTTGCAGAATTACTCAGTTTATGGTTCTGCTTTCCTGGGTTAAAGTTCATTATTCCTGAGTTAACCTTCATATCATTACCAGACTTATTTGTTCCAACTGGTTTATTAGGATTTTCCTTGTTCTCAGGGTTCTGACCTTCACTAATTGCAGATAAAGGAGCAGGATTATCTGCTATAACTTTACCTGTTTCTGGGTCGACTAACTTTTGTCCTGCGGCAATAGCAACAGGATTTATTCCAAATACCATAGCATTGGATATACGTTCTGCATCAATTTTGGCCAATTTATCTTGGATATTATCACGTTTTAGACGTTTTAAAGCATCTTCGCGTGTTTCAAGCCCCATTTTAAATTCTGATTGTAATTGTTCTAGTTCCTGCGTCATATCCTTTGGTAGAATATCCCCGAATATTGAATCCATATTATATATTTGAGCGGGCTTAAAGTCCTTACTTAACTTTAAAAGACCTTCTTGCTGTCCTATTTTAAGGATAATACGGTTCACATTTTTTAATGATTTTGCGGTATTAGAACGTTTGGCATTGATAACATCTAATAAAGGCATGAACTCAATTTGTAGAGATACTCCAGAGAGTACACGGGGAATTTTACCTCCTCCTAATGCGAACTGTGGTATTCCTCCAATTTCATGCATGGCAAGTTTAATATTGTCCCTATAGGTATTTGCCGCAAGTAAGTCTCCACTCAACTCAATATTCTCTATCTTAGCATCCTTCGGCAATCCCCCCCATACTTTATTCGCGCCTTTTTCTAATTGAGTGACTTTAGCACCAAAAATTGCTGTAATAGGGGCAGAATGGTAGTCAATAATCTCTGAAATATCAGAGGACTTTAAGTTTAATTCCACATTTAGAGGAATAATATCTTCAAGGTCAGATAGTCCAAAGTGTCTACCAGTAAGGGATAGATTCTTGAAATGAACAATAGGAATAACTCCATAAGGATTGTCCATGCTAGAAACAAGGTCTTTACCTCTAAATACTTGAATGTAATTAGAGGTATAAACGTATTTCATAATCTCATAACGGTTTGCTTGTCCTAGTCCAAAAGCATTAGGGTCTTTTCTAACGGGAAACATAATAGTACAACTTTCCATAGTTCCCATATCATAACCATCTTTCCAAATAGGAAAACAGATACTAGGGGGTACTATAAACAGTCTGATTCTTCCATTAGGGTAAAGTTCATAAGGGTCATCGAAGTCGGGATTTACCTGTCCATTAATCATCTTAGGCTCATAATGAACATGCAAATATACATCCCCGGTAACTCCTTTTGCTTGTCCTATCTCTTGGAACAGAACATCTTTGCCGTTATCTTTCCACACATCATCTAAGAAAGGTAGAATTTCCGACTCAATTTCTTGGTCGAACTTCCATGCTACTCCTCCCGAAAACTCTGCTGATGCAAACTTATTAACGAATCTACGACACCAATTCTGAGTTATTTCTGGCTTATCTGTAGACTCAATATTCTGCCAATGAAATCCATCATAAAAATTCCAGTTATTTATATACTTGCGTATACGTTGAACGTCCTCGGCATTTAGCATTTCCTCAAAGGCAATAAGATTGGGGTTAACAAAATTATAACCTGTGCTAAAGTCTACGAACATTCCTCTGCTAATCATTGTCATTTAATCAACTCCATCATATTCTTTTTGCCGTGAGAGTATTTCTACTTTGATAGTATTTGGAACTGTTTTTTTGCATAAAAGGATTCTGCGCTCCACATTCCGGTCTTACTACTTCTCCTCTTGCCGCCCAACACATTAAGGCGGAACTATCGGGATAATCATCGTGTGCATCCCTTTCATCAGAGTGATAACATACCATGTGCTGTCCCTTAAACTCCTTGATTAAATCCAACATCTGTTTCTGAAATCTTTGATACTCTCTTGACTCTTGTGCTTCTGCATTTGCCGGGTAATGGAACATCTTCTGTTTAATCAGACTGTCGAAGTTTTTATACAGTTCTGATTTAGAAGTGGTTGAGAATACGTAAGGGATAACTTCGCAACTAACACTAGCGGCTAACCTGTCGGCTATAGGACTACCAACTCCAGTTGCATCTATTACAATGCGCTGAATGTTAAAACTTGCGAGGTAACTAATAATTTGGTGGTATTGTTCTTCCCAATTATCCCCACCAAGTTCTAACCAATCCTTGATGTATACTGAATAAATGACATAATCAGGAACATTGGCATCCTCGGACTTCTGGACTATGACAGGGTTGTCCCAATCCACTTCTCCGACTGTTACTACGGTGCTGTCATGTTGTTTACCACAATCTATTCCTACGACATGTACTTTTTGCGTGTCAAATATACTTCTACCCATAGAAGTTTCGCCAAGTGCTTCTAATCGTTTATCATCTATAAACATACCACGTTCCAATAGCCATTTAAGGTTATAGGACATTTGGAACTCATCACTATCTTCACCCAGACGTCTTTTCTCTCCGGTTATATATTTAAGATAATTAGGATTGTATTTACATACAGTTTCATAATTATACTGAAAGTGGTTTCTTTTTCTCTCTCCGCTTTCATAATCAGCAATATTACGCTGAATGGCGGCGTAGAAGAAACCTTTTTGAATTGTTGGAGTCCCTATAATAATTTTAGTTGCATTGTAGAATGCTCCCATAGGGGATATAGACTTGCTATATTTATAGTTTGAAACATCTTGTGCTTCATCAACAATAATGAGGTGGTATGAACGTCCTTCTATGTTACTGTTCTCTGATGCCGTCATGCAGGTAATTATAGAAGAAACATTCAAATTAGCAAGGCGAATTGATACGTTGACTCCATTATTCGTGTCAAAAACCGCATTAATATCGGGGTCATTAAATATTTCTACGGCACTATCCGTAGCCATATACTGTTTAACACGGTTAAAACAAACTTGAGCTTGGTTCATTGCAGGGGCAAAAATACCAATCAGCATTCCACCCTTATAAGACATTAAACGTTTATCTGTAACAAACATTGCCATATTTGCTAATACAGGAAGAAGTACGGCACATCCCCCAGATACAATTGATACTGTTTCACTCTTACCACTTTGTCGACTAAATAATGCTGAAATTTCTTCCCCGTCATTTTCAAGTAAACTGCGAATGATTCTTTTTCCGAATTGGGCCTGATATGGAAAGAAGTGCTTTCCAGTATCCCCATACGCATATGTTTCACAAAATAAAAATATTTTATCTACTAATTCTGCGGTTGTAATCATAACTTACCTATCCTTTTGTCTGAACATGTTAGAGTCGCTACTAATGTCATCAATCAATGGTAGGTCATTGTAACGTTGATTCATACCTGCTTCTCCCGCGGAAATTTTGTTCGTTAAATTGTAATTTATCTGCTCATAAAAATATCTTTGTTGATATTCTTGACGAGAAATACCTTTAACGTTCTGTGCGTAAACATCTCCCGCCGGGAATTGCGGTTCTCCCTGTCTTGAAGTTCCGCCAGTATTATTATTATATTGTCCGACTTCTGCGTTAGCCATATTTTTACCTCCTTTTGATAATAAAAAAGCATAGGCTAAAGTTTGCCTACGCTAATTATAACACAATATATTTAATTGTTAAGGAGGGTTAATCAATTTCCTATCTTCCAAAAGGTACATTTCGTCCTGTGAACGAGTTTCTTATTGAAAATAAGAAGTTTAATATAATCTTCGCGGACAATTCTAATCACACTTTAACTGTTGCCAAAACTTAATAAAGATTGTTTAATTCCCTATTCAACGTGTCTGATTTTGCTAAAAGCTACTTTCGTTTTATTTGACACTCCAAGGGCTTAAATTCGGATACAACGAATACTACATCTCAGTCATAACTGTTTAGTCCTTCACTTTAGGTTGTTTGTTCTTATCACATTTTTATTATAGCACTGCCTGTCCATCTTTGTTAACGAAAATTTTATGAACAGTTGGGGTTTTATTAACCACCTGCACAAATAAAGGACGACCATCAAAGTCAAAGTGGGTATAAGACTTAATCACAAGTACATCATAATCCACAATAAACTCTGCGAACTTATCTTTGTCCAGATATCCATAGTACACCAACTTTGCATAGGGTATTTCTACTAATTCCGCAAAGTTCATCACGGTTTCATAGTCTTGAAAGGAATTCATATAAACATCAAAAACAACAAATTCGTCATCTATAATGACTCCAAAAATAATTACATCTTTACCTTCCTTAACAAAAGGCATAAAATACTCCAAAATTCTATCGGAAACTGCTTCAATTGCAGATAAATCATAATCATCAGGGTTGGAAATAGTTTCATCTTTATCCCCTAATATCAATCCCTGCTCAGTTACACGAATCCTAATCTGCTTACCTATTAACTTCTCGGTGACGTATACTTCTTCCTTTAGCGCGAAAATACTTGCGTCATGATCTACCTCAGGAAGTACAGGATACTTTTTAAAAGGCAAATCAGTTCCTTTAATAATCATAAAAATCGTCCTCTTTTCCGTACATCTCATTTAAAACAGCGTTAACATCACTGGAGTATCCCTCTAATTCACAGAGGTCACAATCATAGTCACTTAATGCATCAAATAATTCAAAGATAAAATCACATCGGTCATCTGCACTTATCAAATCTTCGTTAATACCTTCTATTAAATCATAGAATGCATCTAATACTTTTGAAGCCACATCGACTCCATTTACCCAACCCATTAATAACTTCCGTTGCCAAAACTTTATAAAACTTAATAAAGATTGTTTAATTCCCTATTCAACGTGTCTGATTTTGCTAAAAGCTACTTTCGTTTTATTTGACACTCCAAGGGCTTAAATTCGGATACAACGAATCCTACATATCAGTCATAACTGTTTACGTAGTTATGCTGAATATCTGCTTAGATTAATTGAAGCATTGAAATCTCTATCAATTATAGCCCCACATTCTTCACAGATATAAGTTCTTTCTGATAGTGATAATTTAGTTTTAACATGACCACACTCACTACAAGTTTTTGATGAAGGATACCACTTATCAGCCTCAACAAACTTAATTCCATAAAATTCACATTTATATTTAAGCTGTCTTTTAAAACTATATAATCCTTGTTGTGCTATAGCTTTTGATAAATGTTTATTTTTCATCATACCTTTGATGTTAAGTGTTTCCATAACTACTCTTGATGGTTTGGTTTTCACTATCTTAGTAGTTGCTTGATGTAAATGGTTATTCCGAATATTAGATAGCTTTCTATGCATTAATCTAATC